TGGGCCGGCCCTTACGGTTGATGCGGGGGTCTCCTTTAGTGAACGTTCCGGGCTTGCGCTGCTGCTCTGTCATCCTATAGATTCCTGTATTACAGGGGGTTGCCTATACAATCACTCCCATATATAGGGTTTGTATCGTAAAAAACGCCACTACCCACCACCCACAGACGCGCTACAATGGCACTAAAAATAATTTTTAGCGCCAGCCATATATATATCCACTGATTTTTACTAGCATATATAGTGTGATAGTCACAATTTTCGCTTTTTTGTCTATATATAGTGCTTTGAAGGGCCAAAAAAGCCTGATTTTGCCCTGTTTTTATGCGATGCAAGACGCGCAAGTTTTCTACAAAGCCGCTACAAATTGTCCAGTTTTGCCTATTGTAAATCTCATAGAATTGTTGTATAATATGCATAAGATTTAACTTTGAACTCACAGAGGAAAAACTATGATTAATCACCGGTCGACTTATACCATCAATAGCGATGGGGTTTCCATCGCTGGATGTTCGTTCATCTATGCACCCAAAGGCCAGGCGGGGGAATATGCTCTGCTGGCCACTAATCCATATCGTGGCTGCGGCCACCAGTGCGTCTATTGTTACGTGCCGCAGGTTATTAAGTTGGATCGCCGCCTTTTTGACGCCGGAGCAGTAGAGCGCCCTGGCTACCTGGATGGATTGAAAAGAGACGCGAGAAAGTATGAGATGGCCGGGATTACCGAGCAGGTCATGCTGAGCTTTACAACTGATCCGTACCATCCGGGGGATACTCGGATGACCCGCGAAGTTATCTCCATCCTCCAAAGTCACGGGATGGGTATCTGCACACTGACAAAGGGGGGAAGTCGAGCACTGCGCGATTTGGATCTCTTCCGCCCGGATCGTGACGCTTTCGCCTCGACCCTCACCAGCCTGGACGATGGCTTTAGTCTCAAGTGGGAGCGCGGCGCGGCCTTGCCAGGCGATAGAATTAATACACTGAAAAAGTTTCACGACGCGGGTATTTTTACCTGGGTCAGCCTGGAGCCTACTCTCGACTGTGAGAGCAGCCTCCAGATCGTTCAAGAAACCCATAGTTTCGTGGATCTGTTCAAGATCGGTAGAGCGAACTACCTCCCCATGACAAAAACCATCAACTGGGAGGATTACACCCACCGGATGATCGATTTGTGCCAAAAGCTGGGCGCTCGCCACTACATCAAGCATGATCTACAATCCTATCTGCCAGAGGGATATTATAACCCTCGCCGCGTACCTCAGCACAACTAAAACCGAGGTAGTGCTTCCTGGCATGGCTGCGATGCCAGATGCTTTTCACGCCACGATTCCCGAGATACTCTAGAAAGTACTTCCAGCCCGACTTAAAAAAGAGCGTCTTGCACTCCCTGATCATCTCCCTGCTAAACCCGACATCAACCAGGAGGTCATAGGGTATCACACCCACCACGGATTGAATAAAAGTTATAAAAACCACCCCAGAAAACTTACTTTTGAAAACTAACTCAAGCTGGTCAAACGGAACCCCGTAGGCATCCAGGTCTATCACATCGAAATTTTTTAGGTTGAGTGAGGATAGATAGGAGCGATTATCGCCAGGCAGGTGAAACCCGACACTCTCATACTCGTTGATGTCGATCGATAGCACATCGATCCTGCGCCCGGTTAATCGTTTTACAGCTGCCCATATTTTCCCCTCGCCACCATAACAGTCCAAAACGCGCAGATGATCGCCGCTGGGCAAATGCCCGGCGCGCAGCGCTACCTTGTCGGCTAGGAAAGAGTTGTTAGTTTGCACCATAAATCACTTCCACACCATCAATCGCCTGGAGCTGGTCGATATGTTCTTTTGCTTCCAGTGCCAGGTCGACCGGAACGCTCACTAAAATTCGGACCATCTCACGCGGTTTAGGGATGCTCTCCTCACTCTCTTTGAGGTGCGGGTTTTTATAGTCCAAACCTAAAAGCTCATCCTCCTCAAAGCCCCAGTCGATCAGATCGCTAAACTCAAAAGTGTTCGCCAGGCTGTCGAAGTCCCACCCACCCACAGCTCCTTTATGCAGGAGCACCGTCAGCTTTTCGCGCTCCTTCTCGGTCAGCGCCCGCGATGCTACCCGCACCTCGACCTCATAATCCTTGCCGTGCCTGGCGGCCAGGACGTTCAGGCGCTGGTGGCCGTTGTAAATCTCATTTCTAGGCCCGATGGCGATAGTTTCCACCTGGCCGAATTCGTCGAAGGATTCAGCCAGGCGGTCGGCCTGGTCAACCTTGATCTGCCTGGGGTTGCGTT